GAAATACTCCTGAATCAAGAACAAGTGATCCTATCGAAAAGATTTTAGGTATGGCTGCGAAAGAAAGAGTACAACACTTACTTAGCAACGAATCAGTTTTAATATCTAAAGTTAAAGGTGATGGTAACGAAGAAATGAGAGGCAAGTTTGGTCGTATTCTTGGTGATTTTAGATTACAAGATGGTGACACACTTACATCAAAACTTATGGGTGAAGGATACGCTGTTGCTTACAATGGTGGCAACAAAGATAAGATAGCTGATAAGCACGTAGAGAACAGACAGAGACTTATTGATGAAGGTAAAGTTTTACCACCTGAAGGCATGACAAAAACACCTAACAAAGTTAATACTTTCAAAGCAACTAAACCGCCTAGAAAGGCAAAAAAGAAAAAGGTAAGTTAATATGAAAATTTTAGAATTATTAGGTTTAAAAAAGAAGATTGAAGAACCTAAAAAGAAAAAAGCACCAGTTATAAAAAAGAAAAAGAAAAAAATAACTAAGAAGAAAAAGTAATGCCAGGAATTAGTAGAAAAGGTGATGGTCTTTCAACAGGTCATATCTGTGCAACGACCTCAACTCTTGCTACACCTGGTCAAGGATCAGTATTCGCAAATGGTAAACTTGTAGCGAGAAAAGGTGACCCTACTGTGGCACATCCTTTTCCACCTTCACCTGCTTGTGCACCACATACTGCAGCTGTAAAGGGTGGTAGTGGTTCAGTATTTTGTAATGGTTCTGCTGTCGCAAGAATAGGTGACGCTGCTGATTTAGGTTCTATGACTGGTGGGTCAGGAAACGTATCTGCTGGATAACGGTATAAATATACCAAAGGAGAGATTATAAATGTCAAGGTATGACGCAACCCAAAGTAATGAGAGTAAAAGAAGCGCTAAATTCTACCGTGATTTAGATTTAGACTTTCAAATAAATTCTGCTACAAAAGATATTCAAAAACTCTCAGATATTGAGGCTGTAAAAAGAAGTGTTAGAAATTTAATAAACACTAATCATTATGAGAGACCTTTTCATCCTGAAATTGGTTCTAATTTAAGAGCGATGTTATTTGAAAATATCACTCCACAAATGACCCATGCAATCTCTAAACAGATTGATTTATTAATAAGAAACTTTGAACCTAGAGCAAGATTAGTTCAAATAAATGTGCAACCGTTTATTGAGAGAAATGGATATAGAGCTTCAATATCATTTTTTGTGGTGAACACTCCAGAAAGAGTTGAAGTAGAAACATTTTTAGAAAGATTAAGATAAGATGGCAACAAAATTAGAAATATCAGAATTAGATTTTGATGGTATAAAAGCAAATTTAAAAAACTTTTTATCACAACAAGACGAGTTTAGAGATTATGATTTTGAAGGTTCTGGTATGGCAGTTCTTTTAGACTTACTTGCTTATAATACACACTACATTGGTTTTAATGCTAATATGTTAGCAAACGAAATGTTTTTAGATAGTGCTGATGTAAGAGCAAGTGTTGTATCAAAAGCAAAACAAGTAGGTTATACACCAACAAGTGCCACAACTTCTCAAGCAAAAATTGATGTTGTTGTTAATGACGCTACAGGTGCAACACTTACCATGTCAAGAGGAACACAATTTACAACTACCGTGGATGGTACAGCATATAATTTTGTAAACAATGCTGATTTAAGTATTACACCTGTCGATGGCGTTTACAAGTTTAGCAACGTAGATATTTTTGAAGGCACATATTTAAATTTTAAATATACAGTAAATACATCTGACACAGATCAAAGATTTATAATACCAAATGATAATGTTGACACAACAACATTAACAGTAAAAGTTCAAGAATCAAGTTCAGATTCTACAACAAATACATACACACTTGCAACTGGTATTACAGGATTAGATTCTACATCTAAAGTTTATTTTTTACAAGAAGTTGAGAATGGTAGATTTGAAGTTTATTTTGGTGATGGTGTTTTAGGAAAAGCAGTTGCTGATGGTAACATAATTATTTTTGATTACATTAATACAAATAGAACAGAAGCAAATGGTGCCACAACATTTACTTTAGGTGGAACAATAGGCGGATTTTCAAGTGCAACAATTACAACCATAAGTAATTCTGCTGGAGGTGCTGATCCAGAATCAATTACATCTATTAAATATAATGCACCTAGAGATTATACATCACAAGATAGAGCTGTTACAGCTGATGATTACAAAGTTTTAGTTAAAAGTTTATATGCAAATGCTCAAGCAGTTCAAGTTTATGGTGGTGAGGATGCTGCTGTGCCAGATTATGGTAAAGTTTATATTTCAATAAAAGCAAAATCTGGTGCTAATCTAACAGAAACTACAAAAGCAAGTATTGTTAGCAATCTTAAACAATATGCTATTGCTTCTATAAGACCTATAATTATAGATCCTGAAACAACATTTTTAACACTCGATACGACTTTTAAATATGATACAACTGCTACAACAAAAGATAGTAGTACATTAGCAACAAATGTGTTATCTGCAATTACTAGTTATAATAATGATACACTACAAAATTTTACAGGTGTTTTTAGACATTCAAAATTATTAGAAGCAATTAATGGTGCCGACACATCTATTTTAAGTAATATAACAACCATTAAGATGTACAAAACAATTACACCAACTTTAAACTCAGCACTTAAATATACAATATCATATAATAACGCATTTTATAATCCACATAGTGGTCATAATTCAAGTGGCGGTGGTGTCATATCATCAACTGGTTTTAAAATTAGTAATGACGATTCTACAAACGAACATTTTTTAGATGATGATGGTGAGGGTAATATAAGAGTTTATTATTTAAGTGGCACTACGAGAATTTATACAAGTACAACTTTTGGTACTGTTAATTATACAACTGGTGAAGTTGTTTTAACATCAGCCAATATTACAAGTATCTCAAATGTAGATGGTGCTGCTAGCACTTTAATTAGAATATTTGCTATTCCAAGTTCTAATGATGTTGTTCCAGTTCGTAATCAGGTTTTAGAAATAGATACAACTAATTCAACTATAAATGGCGATATTGATACCGTTGAAAGTGGTTCATCACAGGCAGGAACTACTTATACAACCACTAGCAGTTATTCATCATACTAATGGATAACAATGACAACATTTAAAAAAACAAACAAAAGAAAAGTATCAAACTTAGTAAAAAGACAACTACCAGAGTTTGTCTTAACAGATCATCCTAAATTTGCTGAGTTTGTAAAATCTTATTTTCTTTTTTTAGAATCTGCACAATTAGAAATATCATCTTTCACATCAGTTGATAATATACTTTTAGAAGGTCAAGGTGCTATTGATAATTTTGTTTTATTAGATAGAACAGATACATTTGGTTTAGACGCTGGCGATAAAGTTGTAAACGAAGAATTATCTTTCTCAGGAACATTTCAAAAAAATGAAGTGATTACAGGCGCCACCTCAGGTGCAACAGCTACAATTCTTGCTGAAAACTTTGCTAATTCAAAATATACAATATCTGCAAACAATGGTTTTATTACAGGTGAAACTGTAACTGGTGCAACATCAGGTGCTACTGGTATCGTTGGTAAGTATCGTGCAAATCCAATAGAGAATATTCAACAATTTTTAAATTACTCAGATCCAGATCATACAATCGCTGATTTCTTATCACAAATGAAGGAAGAGTTTTTAAAAACTATTCCAACAAATACAACTAGTGCTTTAGATGATAGAAAACTTATCAAAAATATTAAATCATTATATCGTGCAAAAGGAACAGATAAAGCTCATCAAGCATTTTTTAGAATGCTGTTCAATGAAAATTCAGAGGTGTATAAACCAAATGAAGATATGTTACGAATATCTGATGGTAAATTTTCTACTAACACATTTCTTCGTTGCACACAAACAGCTTCACAAGCACTTAATGATCCTATATTTTTAGTTGGTCAACAAATAAAACAAACCAATAATCCTGCCTCTACCACGATAAACGAAGCAACAGCGATTGTTGAGAATATTACAAAATTTAGAGAAGGTACTGTTGAAATAATTGAAGTAGAAATAAATGATGACACAACAACTGGTACATTTGTAAACGGCGAGATAATTGAGGGTGCTAGTTATGAGGATGCAAATGATATAGTTAAACTAACAGTAAGTCAAGCTGTATCAACTACCTCAATAACAAACTCTGGTTCTACATTGACAGTTGGTGATGAAGCAACGGTATCAGGTGGTGAGGGTGCAGGTGCTCGTGTTCAAGTTCAAGATTTATCTGGTTCTGGTGTTGATGAAGTTATTGTCAATGCTGCTGGAACAGGTTATCTAGAGTTTGACACACTTACATTTAGTTCAGGAACTGCTGAGGCAAAAGTTGCTATTGTAAATGGTGGTTTTGCACCAGAGACAGGTAGTGTAGCAATTCATGTAGAGTTAGAATCAGGAACAGTAACAGGTTCAGGTTCTGGTGATCTATTGTTAGAGGATGCCATGGATAATGGTAGAGGTGGTAAACTTTTAGATTCTGCTTCACAAGAAGTAGAAAATGAGATTAGATTTGAATTAGAGAATGAAGTTGGTCATTTATTGGCTGAAGATGATGATAATCAAGTATCAGATACTTTCTTTATTTTGAATCAAGAATCACAAGTAA